AACCGAGGGTGAAGTAAATATCGACCGTTTGAAAGAGAGACTTGACGGGAGATCACTAGACATAACCCAACGGACTCCAATTACAGACGACGGGCGAGATATATACACATCGGACGTAACTGTCGAGTGGATGTTCTCTCGCGCACCAAAAATTTCTATAAATGTGGAATCGTTAAGGACTGCGATTGCTCCACATGCTGCAAAAATGACAGCCTATCTAAGGGAATCGTCCGGTATTTGCGGCCAACCTAATCATGTCATCGAAAGTATGCCTCTTAATAAAAGGCCCGAATGGTGCAGGCCGGAAGACTGGAAAGATGTAAAGGAAGAAGCCAAGGCAAAAAGGATCGAATATCAACACATCTTACGTGAAGGCCACATGGCTAAGATTAAGGAAGTCCTCCTAAATCGCATAGTTCGTAAACAGCGCAGCGAATTCGGTCCTCCTATCGAAGAAGGCGGATGGATTGAAGGTGTAGTTCTTCGACACACCGAAACCGGCAAAATGGTTAAAATTGTTGACAAGGAAGTTTTTGGTGTACTTCGCGAGTCTGCCTGGAAAGCACGCAATCAGTTAACCGAAAGTGCAAGGAGCACAGACGGTAATTTGAGCTTTTTAGGCAATTTAAAGGTAGCACTTGCTACTTCCTTGGGTCATCCCGAGCTAGGCACGATGCAGGCAAAAAACTACCTAAGAAAAGCAGGAACTATTACTGAAGAGCGTATTGCTAATCTTTCTACAGGCATTAGACTAGATGTTGTAAAAGAATACTGGCTCAATTTACTCGAATGCCAGACTGAACTTTTAGGATCGGAATTAGATAAATATGAAGAAGAAACGTCCAGTCAAGAAGGACATGTTTGGGAAGGTATTAAGAGGAGAACTCTTGAGACATTTGCTTCGACATTCGCACTTCTTGAAGACATGCGTTTTCGTACCAGTCAAGCGGTACAAGTAGAGGATTTGATAACAATACTTGCAGGGAAGCAGTTAGCTGATATTTGACATGAGACTAGATGAGATAGTAACATTAAACGATGTTTTGAAGGCAAACCAATATGTAAAATTATTGCATGCCCTAAGCACAAAGGCCGGTACAGATATCAACATAACTCGTATCAAAAATCAGGTAATTCAATCCTGGAAAAAGGGAATGAAGCATCGTAAACACTACGATGATTTACTTTCAAAAATTGATATAAGTCTAAACGATCTTATAGACAAATGAAACTAAAATACATTGCGCCGCCCGATTCAGAGGGCGGCTCTGCTGTGCCCGGATGCGGAACCATCCATATCTCCGAAGTAAAACCTACACTTACCAAATTATCTGATGATTTGGACTTTCCCTTTGACCTAAACGAATATGTACTTGGATCAACTGGTAAGAAAGAATACTCAGGTGATATCGATCTTGTGCTCGACGATAAGTGGTGGGGCCACGGAGTAGCAGCACTAAGAGGCGATTTGGAAAACATCTTCGGTAAGCATGCTGTGGCAAGAAACGGCAGCATGGTACACTTAAGGTACCCGATTGTGGGATATAATCCCGAATTCAAAGAGCACGGTCCGCGCACAGGATATGTCCAAGTTGATTTTAATTTGGGAGATACCGCATGGGAGAAGTTTTATCATTACAGTCCCGGAGACGATTCCGAGTATAAAGGCGCACATAGAAATCTTGCCATTGCGGCTATTTGTGCAGTAGCAGATGTTCAAAGCTCCAGGGAAGTAGATGGATATGATAGACCCGTTGAGCAGATCAGATGGAAGTTTGGACCAAACGGATTTATTCATGTGCGTCGTGAAAGTACCAAAGAAGAACACACAGGTGTATGGAAAAGAAAACAGAATGATACGGTGCTCGAAGATCCAGTTAAGGATCCTGCCCGTATTGCTCGGATCTTATTTCCAGTCGACGGTGTTCCGGATGACCTACATAGTCTAGAAACTATCATAAATGCTGTGGAAAGAAACTACGGGATGACAGATCAGCAACGTATCTGGAAACGCATGGCCTCTAATTTTACCGACTGGAAAGACGGTAAGAACTTTCTCTATCCTACCGAAATTAGTAAATATTTGTCGTCAAGTGATAAATAAGTTTATGAATAGGATAAACCTATCAAAAATTTAAGGAGTTATTCAAAATGACAACAAAAGTAAATGGCGCCGCTTACTCGGGCGTATGGTTTGAAAAGAAGGTTGCTTTCGTTAAGCTTACTTTCAGCAAGGATATCGCAGCTCTTGCAGCAGCTGATTTGTTTGTTCTCGGAACAGCAACACCAGCAGGCGCAGGTACTGTAGCTTCGTCGCTTTTCGGCGTAGTCGAAAGCGCAATGGTTCAAGCTCTTAAGACACTTGAAACAAAGGCAACAGTTCTTGCAATCAGCAAGTATGATGCAACAGCATTCAGCGTTGATGTTATCCTCGGCAATGCAGAAGGTTGGTTCTCGGATGCAGCTGGCTTGATCGCTTCTGGTCTTCCAGTTCTTGGCGCACAAGCAGTTGTTACAACAGCTGGTGCAGCACCAACAAATGTACTTGGCGCTCTTGTTTCTGTTGGCCCAGCCGCAGTTACATTTGACATGGAATTTGCATACATGGATGGCACATTGCCAATCGGTACACTAGCGAACGGTGCATTGGCACTCGGCCCTGGTGCTACATCTGGTGCAACACCAACAAACAGCCCAACTGGTACAGCTGGTTACTACCCAACACCGGGAGTTTAATCCGAATAGGATTAGCGGCAGAAAAGGCGCCTTCGGGCGCTTTTTTGTTGGCTTAAATTTCTAACTCTTGATAAATACTACAACTTGTAGGAGATTACAAAATGGTTTTTAAAGTAAATGGTGGCATCATCAATAGTCAGACACTGACTGGTAGCCTAAGATTTTTCAAAATGACAGGCCCCTTTGCTTGGACTGTTTCTGATGGTTCAGTTAACTTGCCAGTAAAGGTTCATGGTGGTCCTGGTGCTGGTACAACATCTTATTTCGTAGTTGGCGAAGATGCTCCTGTCCCTAACAGTGCGGCAGCCATTGCCCTTGCAGAAATTAGTAAGCAATGCGATATTGTCCTAATCAGTATTCAACCTGCATTGTATGGTGCAACAACACAAATTCAATTTGCGTGCTCTGCTTCGGCATTTGGATGGGGTGCAGATACACCTCCGTATGATGTTCCTCCAGCTAATGCACCGGAAGATTTAGCAGCAGCCGCACCACAGATGCAGGCAGCAGTTCAGGCATTAGGAAATCAAACAGTTTATGTTTCCGTCGGCGCACCTAGTCAGTCGGCTATTCCTGTAACAGCGGTTGCTAACCTTGGTGCAGTAACAATTGTTGAAGTTCCGTTCAAATTAGCATAATTTATGCTATTCTAAAAGAAGGCACCCTATGGGTGCTTTTCTTTTGATCAAGGATAGTGTTTTCTTGATAAATACAAGAAATATTCAAGGAATAGCAATATGCCAGTAAGAACAACGGGCGGTGTATTTGATGAGCAGGTGCTTACAGGCTCCTTAGCTCATTATGTCATCTGCGGCGCCGATTTTAGCGGCGCAATTAATAGTTATGGGCAACCAGTTCCTTTTTCTGCTGCCGAAATTATTTTTACGAAAATATCGGAAGGTGCATACATAAACATAATGAACCCAAACGAATGTAATCTTTCTTTTGCTCTTGAAGCAGGAAGATCTGTATGGGATGAAATTAGTTTAACAGCAATGGTTCAAGCCTTAGGACCGGATGTTGGAACAGATCATGTGGATTGTTCCGTCTGTACAGTTAAGAGAGTTCCCTATGTGTGGGGATGCGGTACAGGAGCAACATCATTTCTTGATTTAACAGATACTCCCGATACATATGTAGGCGCAGCCAATTATGTTGTAACCGTAAATCCTACAGAAACAGGACTTGTTTTTAGTCCGGTAGGTATTGTTTCAAATGCATTCTCGTTTGTTGCATCTCCATTGCAACCGACATTAACTGCCGTAGGCAATGATACTCTAACTTTAATTGCTGGTTCGAATACAATTATAACAACCAATGCACTTGCTAAGAGTGTTACAATTTCGTCGACAGCAGGAACAGATTATATTCCTGTACCACCAGGAACAGCCCTACAAATCAGTACCAAATACTTTGTAACTGCCGCAGGAACAGTAACATTGCCTCCACTTACAGGCTCTGGATATACAGCGGGAAGATCTGTTGTTGTAACTAAGGCTATCGGGTCGACAGTTTTTATTAATGTCGGAAATATAGCAGATATTATTTCTACAGACTTAGGTAATACAAATTCAATCGAATTTGACGCCACACAAGAATGTATATTTGTAAACAATGCTGCCGGTGCCTGGGAACTCCAGATTGGTTCTGTTAACTAATAAAACCCTGGTAAATAGCTAAGATAAGGATAAGAAATGCCAAGACAAATACACGGTGCAGCAACATCGATGCAGAATTTAACAGCAGACTTGCAATATTATGTCTGCTATGCATCTTCGCCTGGTGCATTTACAAATCCTAATCCCAATCCTCCTCCGTCAGAAGAATTAGCAAGACTGGTTAATATTCAAGTTACAGGTAGTCCGCTAGATCAAAGCCAAAAGAATTTCGAAGTATTCCTAATGAGCATAGGATTAAGAGCAATGCCTGTTGTCCTAACTGATCCTGCTCCTGTATTAGAATTAGCAGATTACACATTAGAGCTTTCAGGTGAGGGCTTTATATGGAAATTTGCAGTAGAAAGAGGTGTTCAGTTTTATAACTTTACACCATATGGAACACCCGGCCCTGTTGGGCTTCTGATAGATGACCTCAATGGTGTTGTTATCCCGAGTGGTGTTAGAATTACAACAGTGACAGGTAGCCCGACGGGCTGGAACCAGAATGTTGCCTTCTCGAGGATGGATTCGTTATGAAAGAAGATAGAGTTATTAGATCGCTTATGTACGGCGATGTCGTAAAAAGAATTGCAGAAGAACGAAATATTGGGCTAACAGAGGCGCGAATGCTTCTATCCCAGATGTCTTTTACAGAATATCACAAGCAGGTAGTAGAAGCCAGTGCTGACATTACACCACCGTCTGGGAACACAATCGGACCTAATTCGGGTGGCAGCACACAAATGCAGAAAGCCAATGGGCCCACCAAAGTAAAATCTATTTGGCCCGGGCAAGGTGCTCCAGTCGAAGTAGGAATGACAGTAGGTATTAAAGATCAGAACGGGCTACCTGTTCCTGGACAAATTTCACAGGTCGATGCAGGATCTAAAGGCGTTAAGGTTAAGAATCCGTCGACAGGACAAGACGAATGGCGCAATACCGACGAATTAGAACCATTTATGGCGCAAGGCCAAGATCAGCAACAAACCATTCAACCTGGCACACAGCCGCGTCAGCAAGGGCAGCAAGGCGCCGACCTAACACGCCTACAAGAATTAGCCGGAATTAGGGAGAATTGCAGTGCTGGTGCAACAGGATCCGGTGGAATTGCTGTCGCAGCAATGCCTATGGGCAAAATGAAGCGCAGGCAAGAAACAGACGAACAAGCTCCGCCAGTTGAATATACTCCAAAAGAGCCAGCAAAGACTATTGTCGGAGATACAAAACCAGCGCAGGCGTCGGGAAAGCTATCAGCAGATTTGGCAGCCCGCGGAAAGAAAACAGCAGCAAGGACAAATAACGGATTTAAGAGATGAGTAGAACATCCTTATTAGACAAATTAGATAGAGTAACAGATAAGGCAGCAACTGTTGCCATTTCTCGTGGCTATCCTATTCCTATGTCTAGTAAGTCTACTATGGTAGGTGGGGTGTTTGTTACAAAGAACGATATGGGTTTATATGATATTGTTTCAATCGATAAGCATGTATTGTACGAAAATATATCTGTGTTTGATGTAGCAGTTATTATTGCACAAAGGTATAATGCTGGTGAGACTAGCATTATAAAACAAGTGCTGGCATTAGAAGAAAGATTTTCAAAATACCATACAGATATGATTCACTACTTACATTGTCTTAAGGGTGCGAAAAAGCGCCACGATATTGAGCGTATGGCAATCTTAGAAGATAAATTTCAAGTATCTGAGACACTGGCCAAGAATGCACGGGATCGCATCTCCATTTTCAAGAGAGTGAAATAGCCTGTATAATGATAAATACTAGAAATAAAACTTAATAGGAACGGTTTATATGCTTTTAAACGATATTGGTAAATCACCTGATGCCACTTTCAGGAGGATAAATCAGCACCTTGAAACTAATTATGGCTTTAAGATCTCCGAAAGTGTTAGCGACCAAGACTTGGTTACTATCATGGAACAAATCGAAGAAGAGATTACCGACCTAAAGATCAATGGAGACGATGCTAAAGCTTCTCCAGAAATTTCTAAGAGACTGCTTGTTTTAGAGGGAATTAGAAATCTAAGAGAATATGCAATTATGCAATTTCAATCACCCGAGCTTGAAAAAGTTGTCGGCGATATGGTTGATTTCGTAGTTAATGATTTTAAGATTTGTGGAACCCATCACGGCGCATTTGAAGAATCTGTTAGAGATGCTATGAAGCAATACCGTTCAAGCAAATATCGCTTTCCAGATGATATTATTGAGCAACGTGTCAGACAAGGTGCGATGACAAGATTGCAGACAAAAGCTTCCCAAAGTGAAGAAGTAGGCAATCCATTAATGGCTCCTCCGATGTTTGAAGATACAGACGAAGATGTAATGCAGGATGACGATCAAATGAAAGAAACAGATTTAGAAGAAGCCGGGGGCGGCCGTGGCGATGAAGTCGACTGGGCTGGTCAAGGTTCTCATGTTCGTAGTTCTAACAGAGAATTACCTAGACAGCTAAGTACACGTGGTGCAAGTCGTGCTGCGGGCGGCGATTATGATTTCGCTATGCAGAATGATCCGAACCAAACTGATGCCGATGGTAATCCTGTAAAAATGGTTAGAGATAAGCACGGTCGCATGGTACCAGATCCATGGGCAGCACAACAAGCAGCAAGAAAAAAAGGAATTGTAATGAAAGAGCATGCAAATTTAGTGAAGAATCTTCGCCGCCTTCTAGAAACAGAAGTCAGTCAGGCTGAAGTTATGATGGCAGCCAAGGGCTTTGCTCAAGAGTTGCAAGAAATGGTTGAAAAGATTGGTCGTTTACAAAACGAAGATCTTCCTCCTGTAACAGATCAGATGCGCGAAACATATGGTATGGAATCTGCTTCGGCATTCCAGACACAAATTTACGGCGCTCTCCAGAGCGTTATGGATGCACTATACACAGCTAAGGGTCAAGTCGACGACGCAGTCGGTAACATGGCTTCTACTGGTCAGTTCGATGCATCAGTTGACATGGAAAAAGATCCAGCAATGGGCGGTATGGATGGTATGGATGACACAATGGCTATGGATGCAGATGCAGGCATTGATGCCGATCTTGATAACATTGCCGGTGACATGGATGCAGAAGATGAATTTGGCAGCGCCGAAGAGGAAGAACCACTAGGTCGTTCCATGAAGACAGAGTCCTTACAGCGTAAGGTTATGGAAATGCAGAAGCTTGTTGCTAAGGCAAGAAAGCTTAAAGAAGCTAAGAAGCGTGCATGAGAGCCAGAGAAATCCTTCAGGAAGACTACAACGCTAACCTACAAGCAGATCTAAATAATTTACTTGTAGGTGCTAAGGGTAGTGGTGCCACCCAAATCAAAACCGAAGATCTGGTAAACCAGATGTACGGTATGGGTTATTCCGTTGATGCAAATAGTATCATGGCATTGCTAAGTCAGAACCCTCTTGTAGCTCAGGCAACTCCTATGATGATTAACTTATCTCCGCCGGAGGGCTCTGAAGCTGTCGGTTCGGGGCAAGATAGTGCAGCACAGGTAAGTGATATGGCCCAGAGTGCCACAAAGATAGGATAATAAGAAATGTCAGATTGCTGCACACCGGGTACGGGTTTTCCAACTGCTCCACAGATGGAGCAAATTGCAACTAATCTTCCTGTAGTATGGGAAGAAATTTGCATGATTCAGCAAGCCATATTGGCTGCTTCGAGTCTATGTTCGCCTTCCGGTGGCCAGATGTGTACAACTGTTGGTGGCAACACACCGATGACATTTGTTTCTGGTTTAAGTTCAGTAACTGTAGTAAATGGTGGATCTGGCTATTTCAATGATCTCCCTGCGGTCAATTTCGTACCTCCTGTAGGATCATCACCCAGCGTTTTAGCTACAGCCAATGTGGTAACAAATGGTAGTAATATCCTAAGCATTACAATGACAAATCCGGGTGCAGGATATCAGCCTGTCCCTGCAACAATGGCAGTAAGTTCATTAGCCGGGGTTGGTGCAGTTCTCGAGCCGTTAGTAAACGGCGCTGGCGAAATTGTTGCAATCAACATTGTTAACGGTGGATCGGGATATACAGCATTAGATACTGTCACAGCCACAAGAGCAGTATTACCTAACATCGCGTATGTTGATGCAATTTTTAAGATTACAACATTAAGTCTTACAGGTGAAATTATTGCTATTGCAATTTTAGAGCCAGGTTCGGGATATCAGAACAGTGTTACCGAAGCACAGATTGTTTCTACATTAAATCCTTTAGTAGCATATCCACTAGGTTCTGGATTCACGGGTACTGTGCTAACAGATCCACTAGGCGCAATTACACAAGTCCTTGTTGATAACATAGGCGCAGGATACGCTACTTTTCCACCTTATTTGGTGATTACTGACCCAGGAACAGGTGCAACAACATCTGTGACACTTAGCGGAACATCGGTTGCGTCAATTGCAGTAACTTCACCGGGAACTCAATACACACCTGCAGCAACAGGTATTGTTATGAATCCTTCTACAGCGGCATTGCCTAATCCACCCGTAACATCGGCTGTTGTTACTTTGAATGTGAACACAAATACATTCGGAACCACCCCTGGATTATATTGGCAAGTTTGGGCAGGTACTGTTACAAACAAACCAATTCAGATGCAAATGAATCAAGTATTGTCGTACTTTAAAGGTCTCGGCTATACGATTCAAATTCAATCAAACCCTGCAACAGGGTCTACTATACAATGGAAGATTTGCTGGTAAAGTTTTGACTTGTGATACTCTTTATGTTACACTTTGTCAATGATTATACAACAGAAATTTAACTATCAGCCACTGCAAAGAATCGATACCGAAAACGGTCGTCGTTATATTGTCGATGGCGGTAGGCCGCTTCCAAGCGTAACAACAATTCTCTCTAAAACAAAAGATATGACTCACCTGCAAGAGTGGGTTGATCGCGTTGGCGAAGCTGAAGCAGAGAGAATAAAACACGAAGCAAGCGATCTAGGTAGCGGGATGCACCAAAATCTCGAGAACTATATTCTTGGGAAAGACATGGCTGGCACCTTTATGGCCAAAGCACTCGCAAAGGTAATCATTAAGCAAGGCCTTTCCAAGGTAAGCGAAGTATGGGGCACAGAGGTTGCCTTATATACAAAAGATCTATACGCAGGTACTACTGACCTTATAGGGATTCATGATGGTATTCCGTCTATAATGGACTTTAAAAACAGTTTGCGACCCAAAGAGCGAGACTGGATCGAAGATTATTTTATGCAATTGGCGGCGTATGCACTATCTCATAATGAAATGTACGGTACAAGTATAAATCGAGGTGTTGTAATGATTGCTACTAGAGATGCTAAATATCAAGAGTTTGTAATCGAAGGTGCTGAATTTAAACATTACGAGACCATGTGGGCCAACAAAGTGTGCGCCTATTACGATCAGTACGGTATGGCATAAATAAAGCACACATCAGAAGGATAAGGTAATGGCATCACCGGTAATTGTTTCAAGAATTCAGAATAGAAGAGGCACACAGTCTCAGTTCGACTCGTTATATCCGTTTGGATATACCGGTATCGGTGGCGTAGATATAAATGTTTGGCCAAACATTTTATTACCTGGAGAAATGGCATTATGTGTGGATTCCCGCAGAGTGTTTATAGGTAATATAAATGGCGAATATGTCGAAATTCAAACAACATTAGATGGTATTCCTCCGCTAACTATAATCTTACCACCTGCGGCAGTTTTTACTGTTATACCAGCATTAACATATGTTGCTACTCCATTCTTCAACATTGTGTACGATATTACAGACTCCATTAGCCCTGATTGGAATTCGGTAGGTGTTAATTTTTCCCGAAACGGAGAATTGCAAATTACTGCTGTAGATCCATTAACACCTATGCCGCCACCGGTATTTCCGTTCCCACCAATGACGCCCGTAACATTGACTGATACAGGCACTGAAATAAACACTTTGCTTCCGAAAGAAATAAGTTTTATGGCACAATATAATGGTTCTAATATTGAAATTTTATACATGCACGATTTTGTCGACCCGCTGACATTAAACACAACATCAATCCACTGGCTGCCATTCTAAGCAAATAATATGATTTGGAATTCTATTCCTAACGAGGAGCGCCTTCGCCTCTGGAAAAAATTAAGAGAAGAACTTATTACTCTTAACCCCGAAGCACAATTAATGGAAGTTGCTAAATTTTGTGCGGCAATGCCCATTGGATCACGATCACTGGACTATTATTCTCCTGCTGATTGGCCAACACCGTGGGAAATTCTATTTCACGGATCTTTCTGTACAAGCTCTATAAGTTTGCTAATTTTCTATACACTGACAATGATACCTACTCCTAGGTATATTGAATTGCACCTAGTAGAAGATGAAGACGGTATTTATCTTATGCCGGTAGTTGATAATATATTTGTTTTAAACTACCAGCTAGGCTCGGTAAATAACTATCCTGAAATAAGCGATAACTTTAGATTGATACAGAAATACACAAAAGAACAAGTCAAAACAATCAACTAACAATAAATCAATCCGGGCATTAGTCCCGGTGTATACAAACATTGGAGATAAAATGCTATACGAAACCTACATTGCAAAATCAAGATATGCACGCTACATAGACTCAAAGAAGCGCCGTGAAAACTGGGATGAGACTGTTGCTCGTTATTTTGATTTTATGGAGAATCATTTAAAGCAGAAACATAATTATATCTTAACTCCCGAGTTAAGAAACGAATTACAGAGTGCAGTCACAAACAATGAAGTTATGCCTTCTATGCGTGCTCTTATGACAGCAGGCAAGGCACTCGAAAGAGATAACACTGCTGGTTACAACTGTTCATATCTCCCAGTTGATGACCCAAAGGCTTTCGATGAAGCAATGTTTATTCTGCTATGTGGCACTGGTGTGGGTTTCAGTGTAGAGCGTCAATACATTAGTAAGCTTCCTGAAGTTCCGGATCGTATCTATGACAGCGAATCTATTATTGTTGTTTCAGACAGTAAAGAAGGTTGGGCAAAGGCACTTCGCCAGGTTATTGCAATGTTGTATTCTGGCGAAGCTCCTCGTTGGGATGTTAGTAAGGTTCGCCCAGCAGGCGCCCGTTTAAAGGTTTTTGGCGGCCGTGCATCGGGTCCAGAACCTTTGATTGACTTATTCAAGTTTGTTATTAAGACATTTAAGAATGCACAGGGAAGAAAGCTTAACAGTATTGAATGTCACGACATTATGTGTAAGGTTGGTGAAGTGGTTGTTGTGGGTGGCGTGCGCAGATCTGCTATGATCTCCCTGTCAAACCTTTCTGACGATCGTATGCGTAATGCTAAGAGTGGTGCATGGTGGGAAACACAAGGTCAGCGTGCCCTTGCGAATAACAGTGCATGCCACACCGAGCGCCCCGATGTGGGAATTTTCATGCAAGAATGGCTTTCTCTCTACGAATCCAAGTCCGGCGAACGCGGAATCTTTAATCGTGAAGCTGCAAAGAATATTGTAAAGAAGAGCGGTCGTCGTAATCCGGATTTTGACTTTGGTACAAATCCTTGTGCGGAAATTATCCTACGACCTTACCAGTTCTGTAATCTAACAGAAATTATTGTCCGTGCATCTGACACACTTGAAGATCTATTGCGTAAGGCAAGAATTGCTACTATCCTCGGCACATTCCAGTCGACGCTAACACACTTCCCTTATCTACGCAAAATTTGGCGAGATAACACCGAAGCGGAGCGTTTGCTAGGTGTGTCCATGACAGGTATCTTGGATAATCACTTCCTAAATAATCCTAACGATCCAGAATTGCCTGCTCGTTTAGAAGCACTCAAGGCAGCTACTGTTGCAGTCAATGCTGAATTTGCTGCTATTCTTGATATTCCGGTTGCCGCCGCTATTACTGCTGTAAAACCGTCTGGAACAGTTTCTCAATTAACAGATACAGCAAGTGGAATTCACCCACGCCATGCTGCCTATTACTATCGTCGTATTCGCGGTGATGTGAAAGATCCGCTAACAAGAGCAATGATGGTTGCTGGTGTCCCTAGCGAACCTGATGTTATGAAGCCTGGAAGCACAATGGTATTTACTTTCCCTAAGAAAGCTCCAGAGGGTGCAGTTCTTAGACAAGATCTTGATGCCATTAAGCACTTGAATTTATGGCTTGTTTATCAAAGACACTACTGTGAGCATAAGCCATCTGTAACTATTTCAGTATCGGAAAAAGAATGGCCAGCAGTAGGTGCATTTGTATGGGAATACTTTGATGAAATGTCGGGTGTATCATTCCTACCGTACGACGGCGGCACATATAAGCAAGCTCCTTACGAGGATTGCACTAAAGAAGAGTATGAGGCTCTATTAGCACAGATGCCTAAGTCTATTGATTGGGATGCAATTGTTGAGCTCGAGGATAATGTCGAAGGCGCACAAATGTTGGCCTGTACAGCAGGGCAATGCGAAATTTAATGCGAATATTTGTATTCCATATACTAACCGCATATAATAACGAAAACGCCTAAAAAGGGAACATATGTTAACACAGAAACAAAAAGAGACACCGTATGTTTGGGTCTTTAAGCTTGCAACAGGAGAAGAAATAATTGCCAGAGTAACTGAGGAAACAGATACTCATTATCAGATTAAGGCACCGTTGCAAATGGTTATGGGCCAGCGTGGTCCACAATTCGGCCCATTTATTATGATGGCCAATCCAGACAAGCTGAAGATTAACAAAGCTCATGTGGTAGCTGATGCGGGTCCTGTAGCAGAGTTGGAAGGGCAATATGAAAGTATTACAACTGGTATTGCTCTTCCGCAAAAAAGTTCCATAATTACCTAACAACACACAAGGAAATAATATGCCAACAAGATCAGCACCAAAGACGCCGTATGAAATTCGTTTAGAACTATTGCAACTCGCACAAGTAATTCTCAACGAAAAGCACAAAGCAATTGGAGTAGAGAACGGTAACAACCAGACAACTGCTCCTATTACTGAAGAAATTATTGCAGAAGCAAATAAGATGAATGCATTCATCTCTACAGCCAACCATTAATATTTGACAGTCCGGTTAGATGCATAGTAATATGCGTCAATGCCGGATTCTCATATGTATAAACAAATCAAAAAAGTATTTAGAAGATTTAGTTCCTGGATGCATTATGATCCGCCA